AAACATTGAATGCGTCCTTGACGTAAAGAGTATGATTCTTAAATCCTGCCACCATTATGCCTGTCGGGTCGTTTTCTGTCTTCTCTGTGTAGGCGCCATCAATCCACAAATCCCAATCAATTTTAACTCTTTGCAGAAGATGTTTCCTGCTTTTAATTCTGTGGACTTGATAGTTTTCATACTATAAAATTTTAAGTTATTAATGTTTGTTTTTTTTGCTTAGTTTTAGAGAAGGTGAAACCGGGAGATTCAACAACCTCCCGGAAATTAAACAAACCTTAAACTAAACCTAAACTTTATGAAAATATCCCGGCAGAAAGCCGGTAAGTATGATGCAATTATAGTGAATTGTTTTGACATGGCAATCAAGACTTTAAAATTAATTCTTCACTAGTCAAAGCGAAATAAATATTTTGAAGCTGGTGAACAAATTTTAATTCAATTATCTGAATTGATGTTAAATGTGTTTCATACAATCTTGCAGTCCATCTATCAAATAAATATTCGACAATTAGGTTTTTCTTTTCATACGCCACAATATCACGGTCAATACGGTGTTTAAACGAAAACTTTAACAGCCATTCTTCTGTAAGCACAATAGGCTTCATGTCGCTTTCTATGCCATGCTTTTCACACCTGAGTAGATTCTGAATATCAATAGGCATTACTGTTTTAGCAATACCATTTTCGGAATATAAATTACCAATTCTTAATTCATTTGATTTCATAATCATTTATTTATTCCATCTAAAATTTCCTGCAAATGAGAAAGGTCTTGAACGTCGAGTTTAATCTTATCCACATACATTCCGAACTTCTTCATAAACATGTCAGCGGTGGCCCGTTTGTCAATAAGTTTGATTGATTTAATTACGCCAACGACAGCGCCATCGCCATAAATTTCCCTGACCTGAAAGTCCTGAATGCATTCAGCTTCTTCGTCAGTCATTTCCGCAAACTCTTTTACGGTTCCGTCAGGATTCATAATTGATTTAGGATTGAACCTAACCCAATTTGCGAGCTTTTCAAGTATCTCCGTAATGGTCATTTCATTGTTCCTTACGGTCTTTTCCCTTAATTCAGCAACCCTTGACGAAACCTTGACATCAGACATTAGCTCGGAAGATTTTTCCCAAATACTTTTTTGGGACATATTATTGCAATTATACGACTTCCTGTATGCATCTGAATAAGTATCTCCGGCAGCGACAGCCTGAGCAAAAGATTCTTGTTTATGAGTTAGTTCCATCGTAATCCTTTAATTTGACATATTATATCCCATCTATATATTCACTCATTGTTATTTCTCCCCGGCACAACCTTTCATACTGCTCATCCAGTGGCTTCATTTCGTTCTGTTTTTTCAATTGGTCGTAGATGTCCTGAATAGTAGCTCTTTCATTCTGCTCAAAGTTAATGTATTCTCCGCCAAATTTCAAGAAATGCCAGAATCTTTTAATCACAAATAAGTTGTGAGAAATAAGGAGGATTGCCAGAATAAATGGAGATACGATTATTCTGGGGATAAAGTTTCTTTTGTTAAATTTTGTATTTTTCATTATCTGTGATATTTATATGGTCTTTCGTGTCCTTTTCTTTTTTCTTTGATGGGTTCAGTCAGCTCGATTGGGGCAGGTACCAATAGTTCGATGTCCGCTAAATTTTTTATTTCAAACGGAGGCGTATTCTTATTTCCTACGATGATTAAGCCCTTGCCACAGTGTCCTATCTTAGCTGACTCAACTATCCCAATCATATCATCATTAATGATTTCTACGGCCCGTAACCCATCCAATTTTGATTTAATAAGCTCCAACTGAGACTCAGTTATGCCTACGGCTCCTCTTGGAAGAGAAACGATGAATGAGCATCCCGGATTGGATTCTATTTGTTTTGATAATAAATCCAAATATTCGAGATGATATTTATTTATAACTTCGTATTCTTCCGGGAAGAACTTTTCTACAAACTCTTTAAATGAAATTTCTGCGCTCATCAACTATTCATATTTCTAATTTCTTCTTCAACTTCTTCGTAAAACCTGAATTCAGACTCCATATTTTGAAGCTCAGGCATATCTTTCGCGTGTTCGGTTAATGCAGCGTCTATGTTATCCAGAATAAGAATGCACATATCTTTCACATTTTGCTTAGATACTGCCATTCCAGAGTCAAGCATTTTCTTCTGTGTAAAATAAAATAGTTCTTTTGCCTTTTCTTTAGCTGTCATAACTCTAAAACATATAGCCCGGATTACTGCGATTATACCGGGTTCAATTTATTCCAAAACTTTGTTTTACAAGTTTCACTCCTTCGTTAAATTCAAACTCATCCTGCGGGTTTTTAGATAAATATGTTCCGACAATAGAGAATATTAATCTTTTAAATTCCTGATTATTCCCCATGTGAACATGAAATGCCTGAGCCAAAACTCTTGCATCTCCCTGCAAATTTACTGTAAGGTGCTGGAATTCAGCATCTCCTCTTACGTACATTGCTGCATCCACCGGATTGTCCTTATTTACTAGCTCTTTGAAAAGATTGCTAATATCAAGGTCAAGATTTAGTTTTTGTTCTTGGTTCATTTGTTTCAAAAATTAAAATATTCAGTAGGACTTAACGCAATATCGTACAAATCTCCATTGCCGACATTAAACCTACTTTCTTTTATTTCGATAGGCAACGACAGGATTTGTTCGGCAGTAAGCGCTATTCTGATTAATTCTCCCATCTTGTGCTTGTTTATATTATCCTCATATATAGCTTTTTCAGCGTCATTCATAACTATATCTGCGGAACATCCATCGTTCGATATTATTTTGCTTGTAACCGGAAGGAAGATGATGTTTTTGCTGTCGATTGTTGTTACTCCTTTTCTGGATGGATTATCATAAAATTCTTTCATTGCTTTTTCGAAAGAATTGATTTCTTCCTGAGTCATTTGATATGCAAAATATCCCGGGCCGTCATTATATTCAGACCTAACTGCGGTTGCAGGAACTAATTTTTTATTATGTTCTGCCACTGCATAAATAATCCTTGGCGCAGAAAAATGCTCTGTCATTTGTTTGTGTTGCTCATCATGCCAGAAATCAGGTTTTGGTTCTTCCAGTTCAATCTTTGCAAATTCAGCAGCATTGCGGATTAGATTTGCGACAGCGATAACATTGTCAGCAACATTTGGGCCACCGAAATTAAATTTATCTCCGCTATTCGGGAATATGGCAAATCTTTTATTCTCGTAATCAATCCATAGGATTACTCTTATGTCTCCTTCTGACAACTCGATTTTCTTTTCAGATATTTTCTTTTTCATCGTCTGTTTTTAATTCGTTTAAAGTTACTATATATTTATTTGGAACAACAGCCAAAATAACTTCAAATCCAATACTGCCAGTATTAGGAATCCCATGAATTATTGTTTGTAAGCCATTATTGGACGTAATATATTTACACGCAATCAGGAGCAGTATTTTGTCTCCGTCGCTAACTTCTGCTATATATTCATTTTCATTAGGCATGTCACTTTTGCTTAAGTTTATCTTTTAACCAACATTTTTTATTTGATGATACAGGAGCCGTTTCCGGTCTTCTGCTGTCTATCCAAGACTTCTTTGTTTCGTGCGTAAATCCGCAGTAATCTTCTTTCATCTCAAAAAGTCTTTAAATAATTCTGGTTGTCTTCCCTTTAACACTAAATAAGCATCCAAAACTTTGTCGTCTTTTTCCCATCCATAAGCCAATATTATTCCAGAAAAAATATAACCCCTAATATCATCTTTATGCTTTATTGTAATAAATTCTTTTTTAGGAGAGAAATGAATATCTCTTAAAATATGAGCCATTGATTCTCCAAAAACTGCTATCATTTTAAATATCTTATTATCAGTCTTCCTTCCCGTTTACACATCCCAAACTTCTTCGAAAACATAACCACTTTCTCTTCGTGAGAGGCCCCATTTAACCCGGATATGAATTGGCACATCTCTGGAGTAATCGAGTTTTTGTAAAACCTGCGAACGATATTCCCGGCACTTTTAGAAGCAAGGAATACAATATTCCCGGCCTCAGAATACATAAACTCAGTCGTGTAATCTTTGCCTGAACGCAGCAGTTTCTGAAACTCCTTTACGACTTTACGTTCTTTCTTAGAAGTTGTTTCTCTAATCATCTGCCAGAAGTCATTTTATTTGCATATTCATTCGCATTCGATTCAAATTTATTGCTTATTTCGGTCAATCCATAAGCAGCAGCAGCGTAAACTACCATAAATACAATTCCGTTCACAAGCAAAATTAGAGGGATAAATGAAAATAAAGCCCTCAATATCAACGTAATCAACTTATGATTATTCTGAATGTGATATAGTTCATGGAAAAACATCCATCTCAAAGCCCTTGGTTTTTTGAATAAAGATTCATTTAAATAGATTGTTTTAAACCAAGCCGTTCCGTATGGATGGGAATTTCGCTGGAATGTCCTGATATTGATTTTGTATTCAGACCTGAGCTTACTTATAATTTCGTTTGGCGTATTCGAGATGTCTCCAACCTTAAACAAAACACTTATCACAAACAAGTATGTGTAATAAACAAGGTGAATCAAGCAGACAAAAAGCACAAATTTAGTTTCCATTTTCCTTTACTTTTCTCATTCCTATTTCAATCAGCTTGTCGTATTTTTTCCGGTCTTCTTTCCTTCGACACTTATCTATTTCAGCCCGGAGGTCGAACTTCATAATATTATCGTCGGTTAATTCCAGCTTATCTCTTAAATCATCATCGAGAGGAAGTATGTTTTCGTGAGCGTAAATCAATGCATCCACCAAAAATGCCTTGTTCACCCCATCCAAAAGCTGTTGTGGGCAAAAAACGGCCTTTCTGTTAATCTGGAGACGTTCTTTCGCACTTAACTCTATCCCGTTTTTTACGTCTTCCTTTAATTTAAGAAGAAGCTCATTTCTTACATAATTACTTTTTGGATATACCCAGTTAACCAACCTACGCTTATGTTCTGTAGAGAAAGCCGTATGGTCATTCAGGTAAAGAAGTAACCGGCCCTGCTCCATGTCCGATACATAAAGCCACATCATGCGCCAGTTTTTCCTAATAAACGCAAAAATTAAATATGCAGCCAAAATTATTAATGGAAGAAATGTAATCCAGAACGGAAGTCCTTTAGCAAGCAGTGAAATAATGGCGTAACCAAACATTAAAACCGAGCTAATTATAATAAAATAATACAAAAAAGAAGCCTTTGTAACATCCCGATTACGGAATCTTCTTTTGCCTCGCCATCTGTCGTAAGATTTTTTACAGTCTGCTAATTTAGTTTTTAGATTTTTCATAGTCTCTTATTATTTCGTCAATATTATCAGTTCCGAATAACCAAATCATCTGCCGCTTTTTATGTGCATTAATTGCGTTGATATTGTCAATTTTACGTAATATTCTTTCTAGGGTTTTTTCTCTTTTTATTGTCAGTAATTCCTCCTTTGAAAGCATAGATTCAGCATATTTAATCTTGACGTACTCAACCAAAGAGCTTAATAAGAATACGCTCATAAAAATCAAAAATAAAGCAATTGCCACTCCTAAAAAGAATAGCGCAACATGAAGAGCGTCAGCCCAAGTTATTGTTATCATTTTTATTTCTTTGACCATTCAATGACATACTTCGCCAGCACTCTCAAACGAAGACCGATAGCCCATTTCTTAATCATTGGTTTCACCTCGTTCTTCTTAATGAATTCGCCCTTGGCTACAACCATACGAACCTGTAATTGCCATTTACGGCCCATCGTATCAGCGAAAGGTTCTCCGGCAGGAACCTCATATCCACGAAAGTCGTCGGTTAATTTTCCTGTTTTACTGAATGCAATTGAGATAGCCCTGATAGCAGGCTGGATTTTATTTTCCATATCCCTGTATTGGAGCCGGGTAATTGATTTTGGATTTTTCGTCATAAGCGAATTATTTGTTGTTAAGTAATGAAGTAGTTGCAAATATAATTTATTATTTTAATATTACAAATTGGGATGATATTTATTTATTATCAATAACAAATTTGACTCCTGCTATTTCCCTGATACATCTGAATTTTTTGGCCCCATTATAACTTATTCCTTCCGATTTGGCATAATTAGGTATTGTTTTCAGATTTAAAAACCCAGACGAAAGTTCAATAAGTTGAACTAATCCTTCATTAGACCATCTTCCGGACTGAATAGATTTACCAAATTCGTTCAGTTGTTCTTTCTCGTAATCTGATAGTTGCATAATGTTAAATTTATTGAATTGCGTATATAAACAAGTTACCAACAAGGCTAATGATACCACGGATAGCCACACAATAAGCATAAAGCCTGTCCCCTCCCCCCTGCATTTGATGTAAGTTTTGGGTATTTGCAATTGCACCACAATTCCCCATCTTCTTCAACAGGCTTTCTTTTACCTCTATTCCAAGCAATCCTTAATTTTGGTCGCCCAGTTGGTAACAAGGTATTAGCTTCATTGCCTTGTGGTTTTTCTGATATTTTTGTCATTTATTTAAGTTTTTAGTTATTAATAATCGTTTGTGGTTAATCGAGCAACGGCAACGAAAGCCAATACCCGACCGTTAGCAACAATGCCATTATACTACTCGTATGACATCATTACATCGAAAAATTGCTGACTTGAATTTATCTTAGTTGCTAATTCATTTCGTTGTTCGTCTGTTAATTTTAGTGTTACTACACTTCTATCTGTTACTCCAAGAGCAGAAAATGCTCCTATATTAATTACAACGAAATGAAGTGAAGAAGGCACTGTTGCTAACAAAGTATTAGCGTTATTGCCTTCGTTACTTTTTGATAAGTTTTCCATAATTTTGAATTTTAGTGTTTTTAATTAAATTCTGTGATGGCAACAACGCCAATACTCAACCGTTAGCGGTTATTTAAGAAAGATTCGTAACCACTATGCCAAGCCTTGTAATATGGGTTTGTAGGAACAAAATCTTTGACTTTTGGCTCATAGGGACATTTGCTTGTTAGTTGTCCATTTTCTGCCGATTTCCACCCATTTACAAAGGCTTTTTGCTTTCCTTTATTATTGCGAAGCAAATTGTATTCGCGTGAAGAAAAACAACCGCTAACCGCACCTAAAAAACAGGCGGGGTTAGTGGCTTCGTTGATAGTTTTTTCTGTGTTCATAATTTTGTTCTTTTATTTAAGTTATTATTAATTTATTAGTTCGGCAACGACCGCATACCGCCGACCGTTACCCGCAATATTACGGATAATTGATGTATTCTATTTCATATCCACGTTTAATGAAGTCTTGAATTTTTTCGCCCCTATCCAAAAATATTTGACCTTTAGTTCCTGTTTCATTGCGGTGCTTACCTATGCAATTAGATTCCCATCTTGCAATATAGGCTACTTTTCCGTTTACTTTACCAAGGTCATGCTGATATTCTACTGTTGCTTTTTTCATAATTCAAATATTTTTTTAAGTTAAATACTGCGGGTAACAAAGTGTAAAATTAAGGCGGGGCGCAGAGCTCTCCAGCTCCGAAACCTTTTAAATTTAATGTGCAGTTCGGCTACTACATGCCAGTATATTTAATCCCCGCCCAAATCTTACACCCACCGTTCAATTGAATTGCCTCCTACCTCCTAAGACTTTCTCCTTTTAACTCAATAAAATTAAACATCTCTACATACCTGTCAGAAAGAATCTTTTCAGTTTTTAATTTTGACGGATGAAAGTTACTTGTTACATGAGTTAAAATTCCTTTTTGAAATAATTCATATCGAATCATCATAAGAGAATTAATCAAATAATCGGCATCCGTACCGTAAATCTTGTCATTAATCGACTTTCCAAATTCATTTACACAAAGATTAATTGGCTTTGAGTCCCTACGGTAGCCGTAATAATCCATATTCCCATCTTCTTTGTATGTTTCAATTATTTGTTCGATGGAAGTAATGAGAAATCCGTTTGCGTTTTGTTTTTTTCCAGTCTCGTCAATTGGACTTATTTCGGATAATAATTTCCTGATTATAGCAAAAATAGTTGTCTTACCAAGCCCAAAATCACCGTGAAGATAAATACCCTTGGTCAAATCGTATTCTCCCGGATTACCAGTGAAGTATTTCAAAAGGCCAGTAATAATTCGACCATGCTCTTTGCCTACTAAAAACTTTCCCGGAAAGCATGATTCTCCAATAGACAGGTATAAGTTCTTAATTATGATTTCGTGTTCTTTGTCAAAATCAATCAACTTTGATACCTTTTGATGCCCACCATGCTTCGTCTGCGAAATCTGGGCCATTGCCTGTTTTGTTTCCATTTTTATTGTTTTGTTTATAAACTTTATTTTTATCAAGCGTCTTTGCGAAAGTTGACTTCCAATCAATTTCTTTAGTTTTTGATGCCTTCTTATTTTTCCATCCAGCTTCTGTTCCCCAAAAATTAAAAATAGATTTTTCTATAGAAAGAACTATATCTACGTTTGGGTTAAATTTTTCTTGGGTCGAAATCCATTCGTTGTCTTTTTTTAATTCTTCAAAACTATCTTTTAATTCTGATTTAAAAATTTCAAAATCATTTCTCCAGCTTAAATCCTGTTTTTCTTCCAATGTAATAGAATTAATAAAATCAATTAAAATTTTTCGCTCAGATATTGTTATTGGTTTAATGGTTATTTGGTTATTGGTTATAAGGTTTATTAGTTTATTTATACTGTCAATGCTTTGATGTGTGCTTTGCTGTTGCTTTGATGCGTGATTCGTCATTGCTTTGTCAAGTGCTTTGTCATGTGCTTTGTCATTTTTTGACAAAGCAATTATGTTTGACGAATACTGATTCTTACTTCTTTCATATAATTTAAAGAATCCCCAATCACATAAATCGTTAAATGCTTTGATGTAGGTGTGCCATGATTTTACACCTATTGCCTCCTTCGCCATTGTCGTCGGAAGTCCAAATTTTTTCTTCCATGCAAGCCTATTACAATGCTCTATGGCAAAAAAATACAATGCCGTATGCAATGGAGTTACCAAATCTGGATTTTCAAAACAGAAATTGAACCAATCCCTACTTAATTCATACGATGTTAATTCTTCGCTCATTATATTTGCAGTTAATTTTGCAGTTAGTAAAAAGAATCGCCAACCGCTAACTGCTTACGGCTGTCCCCGGAGAGCAACCAACGGGTAAGGCGGTTCAAATATATAAATTTTATTTAAAATACAATACAAATAAATTATTCATTATTAAATCTATTCTTTGTTTGTAAATCAGTGTAGTAGTCCAGTTCTTTTTTAAGTTCCTTAAGCAGTATTTCTTTCTCGAATTGATGAGGCTTATAAGTTGAATTAGCCTTTATTTCTAATTCGTCCATAAACTTTTGTCCCTTCAATTTGGTCAGCCAGTTTATGAATGACGCTGGCGTTTTATGGGCTGAAAATCCGCTTCCTATATGATGATTGACGCATAGGCAAATCCCATCATCTATAAGCCATCTGACAGAAATCTTGGCCCTAGAATAAATATGATGGGAATTAAGGCTCGTTTCATGGCCGCACACAATACACTTTCCTCCTGCCTTAGCTTTTACCAATAAAGACCAAACTAAATCAAGCTGCTTGTCTATGTTGCCACCTTTAAGACGTTTTGAGCCACTTTTAATCTTAGATGGCCTGTCGGTCTTTTTTGCCGGCTTGCTCTTGCTGTTCGAATATAAGCTGCTTTGTGCTAGAATTTTTTGGTTACGACAAATGTTGCATTCCGTAGGCGGCTTCCTTTTGATTGTGGAATTAAATTCATTTCCGGGGATGAATCTGAATTTTCTTCCACAATCACAGGTTATTTCTATGCCAGTTTGGATAGTCATTTCGTTTTGATTTGGTTTATGGTAATCAATTTTGACCTATTGGTCATTTCATAACAATAACCTGTGTGGTTACAGATACCTGACTTTCCATTTCTCGGTCTATATTCACTACAATCCTTTCCACACATTCCTTTTTCTCCAATTTCACCAAACTTTTTGCAATGGAAATAATCTACTTCGGTTTCACGCTCGGCCTCAAAAATTGTCATTTGCTTCAAATTATTTTCAACCATGTATTTCAAATGATGTCTCAATAAATAACATCTTTCATCATCAAATTCATTGAAGTAATATTTTGGTGTCATTTCGTTTCTTTTATATGTTCAACTACTCCATTCTTATCAGGCTTTCCCCATTTCCTTATTTTATTGATTTCAAGTTTTTCCCTTGCAAATTCAATTAATTGTTCAGCAGTAATATGGAAATGTGAAGCAGAATCAAGCAATAGCATAAAACAATCTGCAAATTCCATTTGTGTTTTTTCGACCTGTCTGCCAAATTCACCTATGCCAATAGAATCATCAAATGCCATTGCTTCTGATTTATTTAATGCTTCAATAAGTTCATCTACCTCTTTTTTTAAGTGATGTACAATTGCAGGATTTCGTTGTTTATCTCCAAAAGTGGCGTTAGACCAATCGGAAATATCATTCATTAGTTGTTGTAATTCTTTCATTTCGGTTCTTTTTGATTTATTTCATCCTCGGTATCGTTCATGTGTGCGCCCCGGTTGAAGTGGCATATAAACCACATTGCGGCTATCCATATTATTAGGATTATTATTGCGAAAGTTTTCATAGTCTTTTATTTTAATGTCCTTGATTTTTCCATTGTAAATTTTGTTTAGAAAACCTTTTAATTTCAGATACCTTTTGTCTGTTTATATACTTTTTGAATTCGTATCTACTCCTATCTTTATTGAATTTTTGAAGCCCTTTATTTATCCTCATTTCTGCCAGCCTGTTCACTGCGTCTCCGACTTCCCTGTCTTTTCCCGGTTTTGAAATTTTGAAATCATCCGTAATTCCAATTAATTCAAGTATTTCAGGAATAAAAGAAAGCATACTGCAATTATAATATATCCATCTTAACTCCCTGTTCCTGCGTAGATTAATCATGTCTTGAACCGTTAGGTCTTCGTATTTTCCAAATCCAATTACGGATTTGTACGACATCGTTCTTAGTCTTATCGCATCCATTTTTAATACCTTTTTACCGACTGTTTTATCTCAAACTTACTGTTAATTTTCTCGGCCCACTTTATTATGGGCGCCCAATTCTCAGCGTATGTTTTACTCGTTTCCAACAGATTCCTTACAGTTTTACGGGAATGTATTGTGGATGCATGGTTCATTTTAAAAACTCTTGCAGCCTCTGTTTCGGTTACATTAGGAAGTAGCGAGTGATAAACTGCCATTATGATTTGTCTGGCTTCTACAATCTCTCTTTTCCGGGTTCTTTCCTTTAATTCGTCTTCGGTAAGTCCAGTTATTCTTCTTACTTCTCTAAACAACTCCATAAGCCTTACTTCTTTAGGGATGTCTTCGTGCCTTTGTTTTTGCAGTTTGGTTATGAAATCGTCGATTACGGCCCCGAACTCTCTTTGTTCTTCAATTGAAAGGCAGGTATTTTGATTCTCTGCTGCCTTCCCTTGATAAAAAGATATGGCCTGAGTGAATTTTAGAGACAGATTACTTATTGCTGTGATTTTTGATAGTTTCATTTGTTATTTTCTTTTAGGTTTATAATACCACTCGATTATTTCATTCTCGTCCAATCCTTTTTCATTACAGTTATTTACTGCTTCTTCCCGTCTTATAAATAATATGTCGTCTGGAGTTGAATATATAGGGTAGCTTCGTAGCCCAAAACGTACATCAAAATACTTATTAATTCTTTGCTGATTCATTTATTAAATTCGTTTTTGTATTTTTTAATTGCTGTAATTCGGATATGCAATTGTCAATTGCGTCGTCTTGTATCTGTTTTATTAAGTCTTCCAGATACACTACTTTATTCCCGTAATAAATAGCCGCCCATTCGCCAACAGTTTTCATGTTCTATTTTTTATAAAATGCCTGAAATCTAATGGTGTCCATGTATTCAGGAGACTTGATAAGTCCGTCTCCTCTACCGTTGAGTGATTCGGCTCCGCTTTCATCAATAACTACTTTGGAGTCAATTTCCTTTGGAACCCGGAAGCAAACCTGAACCGGAAAGTTAACCTTTGCATCCCCGGTTATTACTTTGACAGAGGCCCTTTGTGTCGCGGCAATTATCCTGAATCCGGTTGAGCGACCTTTTTGTAGAAGGATTCTCATGTTTTCTTCCAGAGATTTATCAGTGCTAGTGCATGAACGTTTTGTTTTTGGCATACCGCTTTTGTAATTACCGACGATAACATCTGAATAGTTTTTTAAATCGCCTCCTTTTCTGGAATTAGCAACAGCGTCAGCGAACTCATCGAATACAACTAAGGTTTTTTTATGGCCCTTGGTTTTTGTCAACTCATTCATTTCGTCAACAAGTATCATCATCTGCAATTCTATCTCGTCGATGTCTGAATACACATTTACTCCGGGAACATTTTTGTATTCACTGGCAAATTCGAATTTAGGGTCAAATATAAATACGTCGTTTACCCCGGCCTTCATCGCGTATTCGATTGTAGATTTCAGAAACACAGATTTCCCGGAGCCGGTAGCGCCACAAACAAGCATGTGTGGAGTAGAATGGTTGTCCAAATCCCAAGACACGACATTTTTGAAGTTGTCTATTCCTAATGGGATTCTGTTCCCGTTCAAATACTTTGTGTCGTAAAACAAATCGCTTTCCCTTTTGATGTCGGATTCAATCGAAAGATATGCCTTCCCTTCGTGAATAAACAAATCTTTCATTATTCTCACATTGGGAACATTCAGAGCATTGGCAATATCCAGTTTGTATCTGGATATTGATGAAATTGCCGTACCAGCCTGAATCTCGATTAAATAAGTGGCACTGGAAAATCCGTTGAATTTGTATTGAACCTTAGAAACAATCCCGAAACTTCTCAGGATGTGTTCTATTTTTTGCTCGTCTGTCATGTCTTTGTTTGTTAAGTCGTAAGGAATAAACTGTTCTGTGAATTTTTTAAAGTTCTTAATAACTGTCGGAGTAATGGTTGCAATGGATGCATCCCTTGTTTTCTTCAATCGTTTTTCGATGATTTCTTTTTTGTTTTCCGGGATGTCAAAATCTCCTACTTCTGCAATCATTGTTTTGGCCCAGAATTCTTGAAGCTCGGCTCCATCTACAAGATTGTCAGAGTCGTTAATCAAGTATAAATAGTCTGGATTACTCACGGCTTCCAGCATTCTTTTTAAAGGTTCGTACACCATTGCTTCGTAAAGCATTCTGGTATCTTTGTTCATCTCTATTTTAATGGATTTAAGCTGAGGAGATTTATCTTTGTTTTGAGAGTATTTATTCTCTACGAACCAAACCTCATCAATCTTAATTCCGGTAGCTTCTTCTATCGCCAAAGTATAGATAATTGCTTGTTTTCCGCCAGTAAATGCAGCTTCCAGTTCGTCGCTAAACGAACGTTTTGATTTGTGGTCAATTACTACATTTTTGCCTGACTTTGTTTTTATAACCAAGTCAATTACCAAATTGCATGGCAGAGGAATATCGACCCCGTTTATGGTTAAAAATTGAGTCAGTTTCTTTTCGACAAACAATACCTCATCAATTTCCGATAAGTAAACATCAGATTCCACCATGAAGTTTTTAATAAGAATAGTCGATGATTGAATCGCTGATTTTATGCAATCTTCAATCGTTGGATTAGTCTTTTGAACCTTCCATTTATTTGCCTCGTATTCTTCGATAAGAGCAAAAGCCACTTGTTCAAGTTCTACGACGTCGTAGTTCTTGCCTTCCGTTATCCCGGTAAAATAATATTGCAATGCCGAATGGTAAGCCTGTCCAGCTACCGTCGATGGAGATACCCTTGGTTTTTCGCCATAGATATACTCCATCTCGAAGCTCTTTTCATTTCTTGCGAAAGATGATATTTTCGAAAACGACCAACTATCAATCAGGTAATTTGAAAATAATTCTTCCAGTTCCTCATGGGATAAATCCCTGTAAGCGTGTTTTCTCATAATAAAGTTGCCTGAGTTGGATTTCCTTCGTTTTTCTTTTCTTTCATAGCTTCTTTGTCTGCCTTGACTTCTTCCGGCGTTTTAACGACGGGAGGAGTAGTAGGGTTCGCTTGTTTAGAGACCCCAAACGTGTCAGCCACAGTAGTGTCCCCGTCCTTGATAGCCTGAGCAATTCCCAACAGTTGCATTAACTGTTCTTGACCTATTTCGCCTACTGTTTTTATTTTCAATACTTTTAATAATTGCTCCTCGGAAACTCCATGATATTCTTTGTACCATTTTATCGTTTTGCTTCTCTTTTTTGTTAGCTCTGTCTCGGAAGAAAGAGACTCAATGACCTTGTCGCTTGCAGCTTTTGACAGCCTATCTACGACTGATTTTGGGATAACAGCAAATACTGCATTCCTAAAAGCTATGGCATTGGATGCGTTTCCAGTAACGGTAATCATATCCTCGTTCATTCTTATCTTCCGGCCTGTCGGTTTTCCTTTTATGTATTCCGATTGAAGTATATTTTTTCTGACAGTAACCTTGAAAGCGTAGTTTTTTTCAAGGTCATAACAAATTGCCTGAGACACAATAGCAGTATCTGTAATATCTACTACTTTTGTTTCTGCTCTCATATTGCCCCATGTCTGGGTGATTATTCTCGCTAAATGAACGGATGGCCCGGTAATTTTTTTGTCTCCTCTCGGAAGGCTATAACTGCATGATTCTGCCACATCCTTATCCATTGTAACCATGAATAGTGCTTCTTCTACGCATTTTACAATATCTCTGGGGAACCTCTTAGCTGTTGCTATCTGCGTATCAATAGCTGCCTTTTCTTCGGACTGATAAATGTCAATCCCTACTTGTGCAATTTCAATAATTTCGTCTGACATGATTTTTAAATTTTAGTTATTGTATTTAATTAAACGTTTTGTAATCTACGTGTTTTGAAATATAATCGCCAACAGAACCAGAAGAAAGCGTTGCAGAAAGCAGGGAAGAACATTCGATTAAAATATTTTTCTTTGTTGGCTTAATGTCGCAGACTTCTTTTAAATAGTCCTTTAGCCCTTTAACTTCGGCTTCTGTTAATTCGATTGTAATTTTCATTTCAATAAAGTATTAGTTTCAGACTGTAAATATAAACATTATTTTATTTACAATTGTTAATATCTGTGATTATTTTTTGATATGTTTTTTATAATACCAATCCTCAATAATCAGTTCTCCGGGCTTGTCCCCATTCCCTTTGATTAGGTCTTCCTGCGGGATAGGCTGTTCCTTGAAATCGCATAATGAGTTAGGAATCCAATATTTATTCCCGTCGATTAAGTATAGCCTTGATTTCTCAGTTACGCCAAACATTAACTTCTTGGCCTGTACGCTTGCCCCTAATTTTCCGTTGATGAATGCCATTGTATTATTATCCAAATGTTAATTCTCCAAGTACAACATACTGAAACCACACATCTGCTGTTTCAGCGTCAGAATTATCGCTGATTGCATTCTTCCAGTGTTCGGGAGATTTCTCTTTCATCAGGGCCTCTCCTTTTTTAATGGATTCCATACTCAGTTCTCCAAGTTTTTCGTCCTCGTTTTCACAATCGTGAACCGGGATAATGGCTCCTTTTTTAACCGATTCAAATATCCTTATTGCAGTAGGCTCTCCTTTTTTAATTCCTTTTATTGCCGACAAATCAGGTAGATAATACCAGTAATTACTTCCGCCTTCAAGTGCGCCGACCAATAGGTCTTCTCTTATTTTGTTGTTCATTTCAGATATATTTTACGATTAATGTTTTCGGAATCGTTGGATGCTGGATATAAACCGCTTTCTTGTCTTTTGTAGCCTCGTTTATTTCAGCGAGTTTTGCCTTGGCCTCTTTCTTTATTTTAGCCTTTACTTCTGCCGGAGTCCAGTTTTGGTTTGCAGATGGCGACTTTCTTTTACTTCTTTTCATTTCTGTCTTTTTATTTTCAGTGAGTCAAAATATTCTAAAACAGACCGTATTCCGAATTGACTTCTTTCTTCGTCCGTCATTGGTCTCTCTTTGTCACACATAGTGCATCTCATCCTAGATAATTCAACCGGAACAGTACGAGTAATCTCCCAGTTGTGCTTATTGTCATTAAGGCAATCTGCCTTTTTAGCCTCGTAACTAAAATGCATATACGTTGTAAACACGAAGTTTTTTTCGCATTCGCTGCACTCCATCTCGTGCAATGTGTCTTGTTCGTAATTCTGGCCTTCGTCGTGATTTACAACCAACTCTTTGCCGCAATATGGGCATTCTAAATCGTACCTCATTGTTAATTAGTTTAATTTATTTCCCCAAAAACTGTTAATATACTCGCCTCTTACGGTTACGTTTTCTTCGTGAGTGAGAGAGTGGATTTCTTTTACCACTTTACCGTTCATCATCATCCTGAATACCCATCCTCCTTTGTCGTCAGGAACCGGATTAAGAAACAACGTTTCCATGCCGGGGATATATTGTCTTACTGCTAACATGTCAATCTTTTATAAATGTTAAAACTCCATTATAATTAACAGGAACCTCCGTATGATAAATTTTGGCCAACTTCTTTAGTTCAGATACACTAATTGGACATCCAGCTTCTTCCAGTTCAGAATAATGCTCCATAAATCCTTCGTAGTCAGGAGTAATAACTTCGCTTATCAATGTCGGATTGTTTTCTTTTACGGTTGACAAAGTATGAGAATCGCCATACTCCGGGCGAAACGTTCTGGGGGCCAATGGGACAATACATCCATCTATGATAGGAAATGTCCATCCATTAGCCTGCAATGCAGACAGTCTTTTGTCGCTGTCGATTTTTGATTGCTCTAAATAAGTTATCATAAAGTTTAAAATTAAGGTTTATAATCCATTTAATTGTGGAAATTTTTCATCAAATTCTCCCCCGTATCGTTTCGACAGCCAGTACAGTCCTTTCTGATTCACCAGTATTTTTGTCACCGAAAAATTACGCTCCTTTGTTTCTACAAGTTTTTCTCTCAGTTCAAAATATAGATTTATATACTGCTGCTTTGGCTCATTCCTGTTCTTAAAAAAAATGCCATCTTCTCTGAGTTTTTCGAAGAATGTATTCCTTCCGAATGGAAGTTTCAACAGTTTCGCAGCCTGACCAATATCTACCATATTGTCGGAATCTATTACCCTGTCGGCAAAATCTGCCTTTGGCTGTAATGCCAATACTTTTTTCTCTGCTTCCAATGCCATTTCGAGGGCCTGCAATTTCGTAATTGGCTTCTGTGTTGATTCTTTTAGCTGCGTCTCCATTTGATTAAAAGCGTTTATGTAGTCTATCTTAAACTGCAATGCCTTCTCTCCGGTAAATCCCATTACAAGCAGACTGAATCCGTCTCTGTTCATTACGTACATTGGATATTTCTTTCCTCTGTTTTCGTAAGTTGTCTTATAGAAGAAAGATTTGGCGGCTGAATTTTCAGCCACGAGATTTTCGATTGCCTGAATGACATTTTTGTGGCTTTTTTCAAACTTGTCGGCTACCAGTAAACTCTGAGTTACTGCATTTCCTTTTGGCGATTTTATTACAAGCTCTGTCATAATTACTGATTAATTTATTCTGACTACTTCAATGGTTCCGCCTTCCGCATTCTGGCTCGTTTTGAATATCTTGCCAGTAGTCGCATGAACGATAGAGCATGATGTCCGAACCGATTGCATTTTTTTAAGGTCGAACGTCTCAGTTGAGTACAATGCCATTTTTTTAATAGTTGGCATGATTGACTTGTTTTGATTTTCCATGTTAATTATTTAATTAATTATTTAATTATTTAACAAAGTAAAACCAAAAAAATGACATAAACAATAGGGGAAGTATTTTTTTTTGAAAATAATTTTCAGGTATATTAATTACTGCTATGTCACGCAGGCCCATGCGCTTGTTGTACCAACTGTCAGTGCGCCAATACTTGCTGGGGCCGTACCTGAAGCATATGTCGTGCTTGAAATTCCGCTTATGATTGGAGCCTGACCAGCGAGTTGTCCTCCTGTTCTTGCTGTTCCTCCTTTTAATGTAGGAACCGTTGTAGCTACAACTGAAATAGCAACGTAATAAAGTCCTGTCGTTGGCACTAAGTACGGAGTTCCCATTGCAAGCGTTTTAAGGGTATTTGAAGCCCATGCTGCTGTTAACTGGTCTGCGGAAGATGCTAGTAGATTTCTGTTTAAATCATATAATGCAAACACATAATGTGTTGGCGTTCCTGCTGCGGTAGTCGCTGAATGAAATGATATATTTGATACCAGAGTTCCTGCCGTAAGATAAATTGCATGACAATAAATTTGTCCGGTAGTCGCAATAGTAGTGTTTACTTCAGGGCAAGCCCATCTCTGTAATGTTTCTGCATAAGAACCTGTTATTCCGTAGTTATCTTCTCCTGTTCCATATGATACGCCCGAAGCAGTTAAAAGTTGCCCTGCGGAATTATAAAACTGCCATCCCATACCATCATTATACACGGCTTGTCCTCCCGGTAGCAGGCTAAAGTTTGGAGTTATTGCATTTGCATCTGCTGTACCACCTATAAACAATCTGAATGTTCTTACAGTCGTATCTGTATTAGTTATGAATATTGATTTTACAAATGTCGGGCCATTGGCGGTCGCTGTGTAAATCGTAGCCGGAGAGCTAGCAAGCTGTCGTTGGTCTAATACTTTGTACGTTTCAACCAATGTTGTTGCATGAAGTTCTAGCCCAATTAATGTACAAGTAATCTTACTTGCTACGCTTGCTCCACCTGCTATTGTTCCACTTGCTGCTACTATTATCATATCGTGTTATTTAAAAGTATCTGCCCCATGATACCGGCACACTACCCGTTATTACTAAATCTCCACTTCCTAATAAATTATTTCCATTTATGGTTTTTATATTAGTTCCAGATACGAGAGCATCTTGCTTGCTTGTTGCTAATCCTGAATATTGACTATTTGTAGCATTATCCCCTGTATTTGTTCCTGAAACTGCGTTTAATGCAGTAATATTTGAGTGTATGTCCGTTGAATATGTTCCGGCAGGCTGATATACTCCTGAATGATTATGTCCTATGGCTGAATATAAAGTATCGAAGTATGTTTTTAAAAATGCCTTTACGTTAGTCCACGTAGTTCTTATCAGGCTAAATGAATTTGCGGAATCCTGCCCTGTTATTTCATCGGCGTCAACAATAGCTGTTTTTTCTGCTGTGCCATGATTTATAGTAGCTATTGTAATTGCCGTTTCTGCATCCGAGCCAGATGCGTGAATTTTCGCAATCTCAGTGTCAGATACGAGCGACTTTCCGGCAGATTTATCTACTTTGTCCCCAAGAGCCGTAAGTCCAGCCAATCCACCGGCAGGAACGGCTAATCCATTCTTAAGTGTTTTGCTATTGGCTCCATCCCATTGAGGGATATATCCATCAGTATTTGTTGCCGGGCCAGTCACGTCTCCGCTTCCGGGAGTTACAGGAGTTGACTTGGATTCTTCCGGGTATGTAGAGTCAATAAGGTCGATAACGTCCTGTGCTTTTATGCCTTTTTTTATGGCAGAAATCCATATTGATATTATGTCCTTTTTGCTCTTTTTCACTCTTTGTTCTTGTCTTTCCAACAATACCTACACCCATTGAATCCATGACTATGAATCAATCTTAATGCCCGTCTCTTGGTCACAAATCTTCCATTCGCAATCATATGTAACCGGCATGAAACATGCTTGTTTTCAAGCCTATGAATTTCTTTTGTTCCAAAGTTTGCGAAATATGCAAATCCCCAGAATCCCATCCATTTTTCTTTTCTGGTCAACTTTTCCATGTCACCTTAATTTATTTAAAAATCCTATTTTTGGAACGTATTGGCTCCTTATAAATATAATTGCGGCCACAATAACTACTGTAATTATAAAATACCAGAACGTAAACTTATAGTACCAAGGAACATATTTTTCTGGCGGCAAAATTACTGTACTTGTAGATGTTTTTTCCCGGATTGCATCGGCTATTTTTATTGAATCAGCCAGAGTTAATGTGTCTTGGTAATTATACAATATTGTACTGTCCAGCAGGTATGCATTTATATTAAATATCGACCTATAAATAGAAGCGTCAACTCCAATTATTCCTTGCTCCTTATGGATTGACTTCATATAGGCCTGATTATTATCCACATAAACCCAATTAGTTAATTTAAGCGTGTCTGTATGACCCGGAACAGGCACTTCGATAATTTTATCTACATACACTTTCTTCTCGACATAAATTACGGTGTCTCTCCATTTGGTTTCGGTTACAGTGGATGCAATCTGAGGAGTTTTGCATCCAAAGATTAAAAGTAAAAATGCGATGGCAATTAGATTTTTCATGGTTTTTATTGTTCGTTTTGCTTCCTGTGAATCAGTTCATTTTTGTCAGCACTTCCTTTTGAGCTACCAAAGAAATAACTCATAACCATTGTTCCCCAACCGAGTGCCAGTCCCAATGACATGTAAGCCAAATCTTTGTTTTCCTGCGGTATTGATTTCGTCAAAATTATACCAATCGTTGTAAACAGTAGCACCATAACGAATGCTGCCAATATATACATAAATATATCTTTTGCGTTTTTCATTTCCTTGGCTTGTTTTTCTTTTTGTATTCTTTCACCTTATTAATAATGGCTATCACCCCATTTATTATAGAGACAATTCCAGCCAATATAGCCACAGTCCATGCTGCATGTTGGAATGCAGTATTAGCCTCTGTAAGCGTTACGATATTTAGTACCGAGCCAGTAATGGCAGAAGAAATAGAGGCAACAAACGACTTAGCAGGGTCAATGTCTAAAATCATTTTCATTTTTTTTCCGTTGTTTGACATTTTTAAAGTTTCTCATTTCACTTGGGATTTTTGGTTGTTTTTTATTCTATAATTAAATATTAATTGGGTTTGTAATTATTCTATTAATTGTAATTAGCCTCTCCGTCTATATAGACATTTGTTCCGTCGTAATACCATTCGAATATATCAATGGTCGTACCGCCAGAAACCACTACTTTATTTGCGCTATCTCGTATTGAGTTCTTGATTTTAAACGCATATGGAGCAAATAAAATCTTAAACAGAACATCGTTTCCATTAGTCACAACTAATTTTCCTTTCATTCCGGCAAACAGATTCGTCATAGTAATTGTAGTGGCTCCGGTAAGTGTAATTTTGGCATTAACCCCATCCCTTACGTCCCAAGTAGGAGTAGTAGTTGTCAATTCCTGAACTGTTTCGTTTTGGATTAATCCAAATGGATTCCAAGAACCGGGACTTCCGGCAACAGTGCATACCCATCCTACTTGCTTTCCATAATACGCTTCCCTGTACCATACAATATCTCCCCTTTCCCATGTTCCCGGAGCGCCGCTAATCTGCGGAGATGTTGCGCTTGCACTCATTGGATGTTTTTGAGAATAAAACGTAGATAGCCCCCACGAACCTGTTATCTCCATAACCATCCAATCGCCATTATATGACTTCAATTTAATCCTAGAGCCTATGGTTCTGGACGTAAGTCCTATTTGGTCAACTCCGGTATATCCAAGTATTTTATCTCCTGCTGCCGGAGTAACAACTATGTATCCTGCGTTTTTTTGAAATAATTCTATCCAAGAACCTTCCATTGTTGATGCGACAGGAAGTATCATCCCTGAAGACGCTGTAGCCGCTACTTTCGTACCGATATATCTTTTAGTAAGAGTCGATGATGGCAATTCCAATATTACGTCATTGACATATTCAATGTCAATGTTTTCCCAATTATTTGTATCGTCATACCTTAGCGGAATATCTGAAGAATCAGTCCATTGTTTATATGTAACGTCGAATTTATGTATTTTAATATTCTTCATCGGGTATGAAGATAGATTATAAATCCTTGCAGGGCTATTCATTACTAATACATCCCTATTATCTTCCACTTTGAATCCGTCAATATAGAAATGCCCGTAAGAATCTGTTTCTGCGTCAACGGTAGCGTCATTATAAACCCATAACGCATGAGTGTTTAATGTAGTTGCTGCTGCTGCAACAGGGTCGCTTCCCGGATTTATGACGTATAGATTATTGATTTTTAATTGCGGTGCAAATTGATTCCATCTCACAATAACTAATCCAGATGCCTTTGGATTTATAATAGTCAAATTGTCTATATTTATCGTACCAGTCGTCTTTTCATCCGCTAAAGAATTGGCTATTAATATTGCACCAGAACCACCTTTGCCATCGTATTCACTGACATGATTTACTATGTTGACAGACATTGTTGTTACTGTCGTGTACGGAGTAATCAATATGCCTGAACCTTCATTGTTATATGTCTTTACGCCATTTAGATGAACATTCTGAATATAATGCCCCGGTAATGGATTAGGCTCAATGTCTATCCCCGACTGAGGAGCAGTTCCAATTGTATTTTTATAAATCCCTCCAATTACAAAGCAATCAATAACATTTACTATTGACATTCCCTGCCGTCTGTTGTTGTCTGCTATACAGTTAAATATCGTTATATTTCTACTTGGATAATCTGTGTCACCTCCGATATAAAATCCATCTCCGCCAGAATCCTTGCACGTTAAATTTTCAATGTAAATATTTTCGGACTGAGATATATTAATACAATGCCTGTCTTCTCCGGTTACGTAGTCTGCTTTTAACATTTGTATTGTGCCACCATTGCCTTTTATTACTACATTCGACACATTGTTTATATTCAAAAGCCGGTCACTCCATATATATCCAGATTTAGCCAATAATGTAGTATTTGGAGATAGCTCAATAACAGTATCGCTTAATACAGTTAGCGGCTCAACAACATAGGTTCCCTTAGCAAATACGCAAGGAGCGACATTGAAACTAAGAGCATACTGAACAGAATTGGTATCATCTGCTACTCCATCACCTTTTGCACCAAACCATTGAGGATAAACTTTATTCACCTTCCATGTTCCGTCCAAATCTCCACTACCATCAAAAATATGAACGGCTCCAGCCTCAATACGTGTATTATTGCCTGTTATGGATGTATAATTCGTTAATTTACCTCCGATGGCCCTGAGTGTCACGTTGGCAGGAATCTCAACAGCCATCGCATTCAGGTCGTAAACTCTTCGTATTTCCCAAATTGAATTATCATATCCTACCGGTATGTTTGAAAAATCAAAGTCGTCCGCAAGCAATTTGTATCCTATCTGCGGAGTATTAGAGCGATTAAAATTATCGTCGATATTATCATTGAACTTTATTTTTAATTCGTTAATATCTTCGGCACATATCTGTCTGGCCCTGTTTACAAATGGAACCAGATTTGTTTTATCATCGAAAGTTAGTTTTTCCTGTGACATGTTTTTTATCTTAATTGTTTTTCATCAACCAAATATGCTTCAATATCAAAGCTATTAATACTGCTTTCAGGAAGGGCCTTGCCGGTCAACGACACTGTTATTCCTTTGTATTTGCCTCGCTGCATACCGATTGGAATGTCTTGTCTTACGTTCGACGGAAAAGCCGTTGAGCTTCCTTCGGATATTGCGACAATTGGTATTCCAATCTTATTTTTATTCAAATCTTGCTTACCCCAAATACCCAATGAAAAATATCCATCAACCGAACTTCTTATTAGTTCGCATCTGGCAAACATTCTTGATATTTTCTTATAACAGTCGGCGTACTGTGTTTTTATCGGCCTCGTAAGCAAGTGAAAATCAACCTCTGTTTCCGTGTCTTCGCCGGAAAGAATCAACATATTGCCCTGTCCTGATTTTCTTACCAGATGCCGACTATAAATATCGCCAATATCCGTAGCAATTATACTGAATAATTCTGAGCTTTCATAAAACACAAGCGTACTAAATCCCCATGCTTTGTTAGGAATATCGTAAATAAGTGAAAAGTTATAGTTTGGATTACTGCACCATATCATGCTTCTTTTTGCGTCAAAAGCCAGCTTGCACCCTTTCAAATATTTAACAATGTCGTCAAGTTGATAAGGATTCCCTGCGCCTCCAAAAAATCTTGTAGTTAACAGGTCGTAATTCCCCATTACGCTGTCATTGTCCGGGTAATTTCCGTTCCCTTGGTCTGGGAAGAATGGCCCTGACAAATTAATCGGGTCTCCGTCGTTAAATGCATACAACCCGGTGTCAGATATGTAGATTAATTGGTTTTCAATCTGCAAAACCTCTCTTGAAACATACGGTGTATTGGCGGTCTTTGGTATGGATGCGACCA